CTTGAATGGGGTTCAAGAGGCCGCAGGTTCGACTCCTGTCACTCGGACCATCGAAAACCGCCAGAAAACGGCTTAAATGCTGGGTTTCTGGCGGTTTTTTGCGTTTAAAACGGGTTTTGATTTTTATTGCTTTTTTGTGTTTAAATTTTGACGTTACTACGGGGTTACTACGGATTTTATACATGGAAACCGCCATCAAGACAGTTTCTCGATGGCGGCCCGTAAAGTCTTAATATCTTGGTGAATATAGGTGTTCGCCGTAACCTCGTAATCCTCGTGTCCGGCAAGCGCCTGTATATCTTCTGTTCTGGCTCCTGCTGCCGAAAGTCTGGTGGCAAAAGTGTGCCGGGTGGCGTGTGGGGACAGGCGGCGGATTCCGATAGCGTCTAGTGCCGGGTAATAGCATTGGCGGCGAAACTTATCAGCAGTGTATGGATCTCCGGTGTCCGTACAAATGATTGCTTTCCCGTTTTTGGCTATCCACGCCATCAAGTGGGGCTGTATGGCATCGTGGACAGGAACAACCCTTCCCCTGCCCGCATCGGTCTTTTTACCGCCCTTAAGGGCGTTTGTGGCGGTGTCGTAGCTAAACTGGGTGAGCTCCAGAAATTCCGACACACGAAATCCTGTATAGCACATCATCAGGATTACGTCTGCAAAAGGAATAACTCCTGCTGCTTTTTTGATTTTTTCCAACTCCAAATCCGTAAAACAGTCCTTTGTGGATTTTTCCTGTTTGGGCAATATTATAAATTTGGCGTAATTTTTATTGACGATATCATTTTGCATAGCGTAATCGTACAGCTGCGTTAAAAGTGCTTTTATCTTTGAAAGTGTAGAGTGAGACATGTTACCGTAAAGGTCTATAACAGCTTGCATTTGCGCTGTCCGTATCTCTCGAAATTTGTGGGCGTATAGTGGCTCCAGTTTAATCCAGCAGGCATCGTAATTGTCTTTCGTCTGTTTGGATATAGAGCGATAGGCAATTTCTTTCCATTCTCCGTGCAGTTCCGCAAGCGTAATATTGTACTTGGTGGTGGGGTTACGTCTATATTCGTCCAGCGCGTCTTTGGCCTCTTGCGCGGTGGCATAATGACCGATTATCATCTGCTTGGCGTTGACTTTCCTGGCATCATCATCACGGATTAATTCCGCCGGTGCGACCGCCACCCAGGGCCTCCGCTTTAAGTCTTTGCGTTTGTACACGGAGCCTGTGCCATTCTCGCGCTTTATGGATTTCCTTGCCATTCTATACCATCCCCCTTAAAATTGGGCATAAAAATGCCCGGGACTTGATTTTCCCGGGGCCAGATGGTACAATGTGGGTGGTTATTTGCCACACTGTATGGCCATCTGGCCGGCGGTGCCCGCCTCGTTCCTGTTGGCGCGGGAGCGGGGCGGTTTTTTATTTTTGGTGTTGTGGAACATAGTTTGGATTAAATCGTTTGCATGCGCCTTCCAGCTTTTTAAAATCACAGCATATCCCAATAAGAAAATTATTTTTCTTATTGACCACGCTATAATATGTTTTCGTCGCATGGGCGTAAATATCTGCTTTGTTGCGATTTATGACGGAAACCTGCCTCCTCAACAGTTCAGCGTATTTAGTATCCGGTTCATTGTCGATATCAAACGGGATGATTGCTGAATCGTGAACAGGTATCATGTTGTTAAAGCCCAACAAGCCGAGTTTCCCATTGTCAAGTTTCATTATGTGATGCCCGGGCTTTATATTTGCGTGGTTCGGCTTTGGAGATTCCATAGGGACGAAGTATCGAAAACTCCCAACATAGAGAACAACGCCTACATAGGGCCTTCTGCGATCTTTGTTATCCTGTACTCGGACATCTACGCCTTTTAAAAACCGTATGTATTTATCAGATATACGATATAATTTAAGTGTTTCCATGTTCCCTCCAAAAAAGAAAGGGGAGGCAGACTAAACGCCTACCTCCCCTTTTTAGGTCCCTACTTACGGCAAGGGATTTCCGCTTTTTTAAGGTCTGAATTACGGCACAGACTGTCCGCTTTTTCCGGTCCCGATTTACGGCTCGGGCTTTCCGCTTAAAAGGAGGTGAAATAACGTTAGACGTTAATTTCACATTGCGGATTACTCCGCATCTTTATTATATGCGATTTTTCAAGAAAAAGCAACCGCAAGATGTAGGCAAATTATTCAATTGTTCGCGGAGGCGTTCAATATATTGTGTATTTGTTATTTTTCTTATAGAATATCCCTAACGACTACGCCCCCATTAAAATAAAATGAGGCCCCTGGATTCAGCACTTCCCTTATCAATGGGACGCTTACTACCAGGGGCCTGTTAAGCATTGTAACACGTAACAAATATTTGTTACACCCCTAGTATATGCTAAATGTTTCAAAAAGTCAACAATAAATTGCTTTATTGAAAAATTCACGTTGTTACTCTGTCCGTGTCACCATGGCAGGATGCTTTATGTATAAATAATGCCGCCCCACCTCACTGTGCACATTTCTTACACGGTGTATATTCGGGTGCCATTTTTAGGCGTAAACTGTACCTCCATATCGAATTCTGATCCGCACCCAAAAACCGCATCAGTAAAGGGTTTTAGGTTGTTTGCATCAATAAAAGATGGCATATTTGCCGCTCTTTGATCCCCAGATGATTTTCCTCTTCTTGGACGTCCAAATGCTTTAAATACAGAGGATGCAGTCAATACCCTTGTACCATCACTCAGTACTGCGCAATTCAAATCTTTGCCACCGATGTTTACTACCCCTGTGTAATCTCGTGTTGGCAATTCCCTTTGTGAATTGTCTTGTTGCACACTATCTACCTCCATTTAATTTGTGATACCCCGTGGTTTCTGTTCACACTGACCGCTCAGAGGTTCCAGCTCTGGGCGGCTTCGTTATATATAAGACGTATATTGACATATATCTCGAAACATGATATAATTGTATTAACACATCAGGGGAAAACAAAAAAGATAGATTAAGGGAGGTGTTAGAACTACGATGATTAACAATGAAGGAATTATTGGGGATCCTGGGCTAGAATATTATTTGTGTGACTATTATTCTAGGGAAAGGCTTATTGAGTCCGTTCGAGTTTTTATAAGCGTCGCCGAGCAAGAACAACTAAGAGATTTACACGGTAATGTTTGGTATAATATACCGAGTTATGGAATTAAACAGATTCAAAAGTTAATAGGCGAATATGAAACTCAACTAGCACATAACATCGATTAAATTTGGATTGATAGTTTCAAGATTTGATGATTGACACAAAAACATTAACGCGTCTTCTAGTGGCATATCATCAGTCAATTTATGTAAATGTGGTACTATACCCCATAATTGAGGATGTTCGAAAAAAAGCGGGTATAACCCTAGCGCTATAGTCCTATTATATGAATAATTATCTTTACAAGGCTCTCTAACAAGATCATCATAATTGTTTTTAATGAATTCGGCGAGGGGGATCCCACCTGCTGGCTTAGCTTCCTGAACGATAACTGATTGAATATATGTATCAATTAAGGTAATAAGTTGCGGATCTTCCTGGGCGCTTTGGATTGTCTTCAGTGTGAAAAGAGAAGCTAATACGCAAAGCGTTTCTTCCAGCCACCTGAATTTTTTACACACTTTTTTTGGTATAAAAAAATGACAGAGTTCATGAGCAAATTGAAAAATACACTGACAAAAGAAAGCCCCTTTTACAGTTAAAAATATGATATGGTTTTCTCTAAATATAATAGGGTAATCCGCTGAATATATTACGGCCAAATTTTTGTGAGAATTAACATAATCGACACCAAAAATATTTTCAAAAACCTTTTTTACGACATAACAGTAATCTGCTATATACGGAGCTGCTTGGCCTTTATCCCAATCTTCACTAGTGGAATATACCAGCCATCGTAATTCTGCATTATTTTTGTCTATAATATATCCAGTATCCATAAACTGTTCCTTTGTTCACACTGACCGTCTGAGGTGGGGGCCTTGGGCGGTCTTTTTACTTGTTCTTCAAATATGCAATTAACTGTAGAGACCAACCTAAGATTGCGAGAGCTAAACAGCCAATACATAGTGATATGGATATTCCGTCAGCTATGCCTATATTTGTAATTAAGCCAACGATCAGCCCAATAATAACAGTGACTAATTCTGTTGCAAAATTTTTCTGTTCGCCAATAGTCACCTGAATAAAGCTGTCCAATAATGTGATAGCCGCACATATGTATGTAATACTACGGTTCCCCGAAAAAAAGAATATAGTTCCAATTAGCCCGGATATAATTCCAATTATGCTAAATATAGTCGTCACAACTGATTTGATTTTTTGCCGCCTAAGCCAGTTTAAATACATTTGTGCTTCAGAGATGTCCTGTGAATTTGAATTAAATTCTTCTTGCGCCCCGGTATCCTCTGCAATTTTGCTCTCTATGGGTTCATTTGCTTCTGTTTCGCTCTGCTTGATACTTTGGTACTTGGCTACCATATCCTTTATATCGGCTATGGTATCTCCGCTGCTTTTGCCTATACTCATTTCTACTCCTCCGCACAGGAATTGACAAATTATGACAATTCCGTATAATATAGTTGTGGAGAAAATTCACGCCCTGTGGATTCTATTCACGCCTGCCGCTCAGGAGTACCAGTCCTGGGCGGTCTTTTTATTTCTGTAGACTTCTAAATATGAGCGGAGGCCTGTCCAACTCGTCTGCCCAAATATCTATGCATGGGTATTGTCTTTTCTCAACCTTTATTTTTTCAGCTTTACCGGTCAACGCCGCCACAATAGAGAAAGTAATGGCTTTCTTGGGAGGTTCCGCAACAATGGCAACAGGCTTTTGCGGTTGCTGCTCTTGAGCGGGCCTATAAGGCTCAACCATATAAAGCGGCTTTTGTACGTTAAAATCGTTTCCCGTAACGTGGCTTAGCTCGTGCTGAATGGCTTTTTGCTGTTCCTCATATGATAAAGAGTCATTTATATAGATATTGTAAAAACCGGAAGAATCTTCTACGGTTATCCCTTTTAAAGTAGTTGGTAAAGGTATAAATCGGATGCAGTACTCATTCATTTTCCTTCACTTTCGTCCTTTAGAGCTTCAATAATTTTGACGGCTTTAATTATATCCTCCTTTGTGGCGTTTTTGGACACCGAAAACATCATTTTCATTTCTGGCCGGGTACGCAGGGAATCAATAAGATCCAGGGTTTCGTTGTCCAGCCGGATGATATTATCGTGCTCGTCGTACACCGTTACGGCGGGCGTTTTTTCTGGATCGTTACCAAGGAGGTAATCGATAGATACCCCGAAAAAAGTAGAGATTTTTGATAGCGTATCTGCCGAAAGGCTTTGTTTACGTCCCATTTTCAAATCCGTGAGCGAAGCTCTGCTTGCTCCGGATTTTTTACACATCTCAGTAATGTTTATTCCTTTGTTTACGCATAGTACTTCAATCCGATTGTATAAATCAGACACAAATAGCAACCCCTTTATGTGCTTTACGCTGTTTTTACGCAAACACATAAAAACCTATTGACTTTTACGCTTGAGCGTAATAAAATGAAGTCACAGGATGCGAATGCGTAATACATTTTCCAACAACATCAATATATTACACATGCGCGTAAAAGTCAATAGAAAAGAGGTGATTGTTTTGGCCAGAAAACAACTTTGTGCATTTGGCAAAGAAATCAACCACGCACTTGTGGAACTTAACCAGCCTAAGGAATGGCTGATTGAGCAGGTAGGTAAATCTACCGGTCGATATTTTGACCGCTCTTACCTGCACAAAATTCAAGTCGGGGAGATTGCCACGCCTGGAATCGTTCAAGCCATCCGCGAAATTCTGGATTTGCCAGAATCGGATGCCGCTCAGACCGCCTAAGATTTTTACCCAAAATTATCACTCCTTGTCGAGATGATAATCAAAGGCTATCAAAGGAGGTGTCCGATAAAGAGGACTTATCCCATGATGTGGGAAATGCACACAAATTGGAAAAGCTCGTGATAGGGCGGAGGAGGTGAAAAGAGTGAGGGTGAATATATCAGTTGATGCCGAGAATTACGGGAAAAATTTTGAAACCGTTGGTTCTGCCGATGAAATAGCAAAGGTCATCAAGGCGTGCCTGGACGAAAACGTTACGGAAATCCGGATAAAGAAACAGCACACGAACGAATCCATGTGCTGTTCGCAGGAATTATAGATGCTCTTTTAGATATGCGCCTGTCTTATCGTTTAACCCTGTCCATGCCGCGCTGCCTGTCAGTTCTGCTACAAACAGTGAATCGTTGCTGTCGATTTCTGTTTTCAAGTGGTCTCGTACGCTGACGCAACTATCCGGAGTGGAAATATACCATACGGATTCCTGGATATGCGCCCATGCTGTATAGGACTTTATTTTTTCGTACAGACCGTTGTAGTTTTTTCCAGGAGCACGCAAATCATAGGTAACGATTTTTGAATTAGCCATAAATTTCACCCCCTTTCTTCGACAATTTTACCACGCGACAGAATAAAAGGCAATAAATGGAGGTTAAAACATGAATCTAGAGAACATCCGTGAATTGCGCACGGTTCACGGTGAGGCTGAAATCAACGAACTGCTTTCCAGCGGAAAATGGCGGGTTCTTAACCTGGTGTACGAAGATGAAGGCATCGTTGCTACGCTGGCCAAGGTCAGAGCATGAAAAAGCCGCCCGCGGTGGGGAGGCGTTCAAGGAGGTGAATCAAATTGACCGAAGATGAATTATTGTCTCTGCCAAAGGTCCGCCCCGACGAAGCGTCCGCGTTCCTTGGCGGTGATCCGACAGCGCAATACATAAGGCTCTGGTGCCAGGACGGCGATTGCCCGTTCGGCGCGGCCAAACAGCAAAGTAAAAATCGATGGACATATACCATCAACCGGCGGCTGCTTATTAAATACCGGCGCGGAGAAATACCGCTGAGCGTTCCGCTGGTGTTGATGCGAATATTAGACGCTTTGAAGGAGGCAACATAATGCAAATTCTACGCGGCATCCTGCTGACCGTCGGCATTGGCCTGGTTTGCTTGGCCGCCTGCGCTACCGAGTGGAAGCCGGTGCCGATTCTGCTGATGGGCGGGACTGGTTTAGCGTTGTGCGGGATAGCCGGGGGCATAAAGAAAGCCGCCGGACGTGCTGGAACACGTCGAGGCGGCAGGTGATGAGGGGATGTACCGATTGTACACCCCTATTATACAAAAGGAAATGGGGATTGTCAAATGGGCTTTATCGCGACCAATAGGGTTTATGAAGGAATCGGGAAGAACGTCGGAAAGTACATCTATGGCGACGCCGACGCGCGCGGCCTGATGTATGACCAAATAGGTATTGACCCAGCCAATGGATGGGACAATATCAGCCGGGAATTTCTGGCGGAATTTGACCGGGACATGCTGGACTGGTTCTATTCAGATGATTGGATTATCTGGGACAGCGAGGAAGAATGCCTGGAGAGGCCGGTATCCTACGATGTATAATGCGGTTTTGTTTTACACCAACGGACAAGTCGTGGTGGATATACACTTTCCAGAGGATAAGGTGTGCTGTCAGTGGTGCCCGCTGTTTTTACGGTACGAAGAGAACTTCAAGCGATATTCCTGCCGCCTTACAGGCGAATGGATATTGGATCCATTTCATTGCATCGGCGAGAGATGCCCGATTATTTTTGAGACCAGAGAGGATGATGTGAATGGGAATTCCTGTGATGGTGCTGGGTGAAAGTGGCACCGGGAAAAGCGCCAGCTTACGGAATTTCGCGCCGGACGAAATCGGCGTAGTAAATGTGTGCGGGAAGCCGTTGCCGTTCCGGAGCAAAATCCAGACGTTCAAATCCGACAACTACATGGCCATTGAAAAAACGATAAAGGCTTGTACGAAGAAAACCATCATTATCGATGATTGTCAGTACCTCATGGCGAATGAGTACATGCGGCAGGCAAAAGTGACCGGGTTTCAAAAGTTTACAGAAATTGCTCAAAACTTCTGGGCGCTGGTTCATATGGTTATCAATGAACTACCGGATGACGTCATTGTATATTTCCTGGGCCATGTGGATAGAGACCAGAACGGTAACGAAAAATTCAAGACCATCGGCAAGTTGCTGGATGAAAAAATAACCGTAGAAGGTATGTTCACGGTTGTTCTTAAAACCAGCGTACAGGATGGCCGGTATCTCTTTTCCACGCGGAACAGCGGCAGCGATACGGTGAAAACGCCTATCGGGTTATTTGAAGACACCTATATAGACAACGACCTGAAGGCCGTGGATACGGCTATTCGAGACTATTACAATTTGAAAAACACGGAGGAATAGACCATGAAAAAGTTCAGTGGATTTGAAGCGAAAAAGCGGGCGGCGCGGGAGGTTCTCCCGGCAGGCGGGTATGTGGTTAAGGTTCTGGATGTTGCGGAGCGGCGTTATACCTGGGGAGACGTTCTGGAAATCAGTTTTGATGTTATCGAGGGCGCTTATACCGGCTTTTTTGCGGCGGATTACAAGAATAATCCAAACGAGGAAAAGAAGTGGCGCGGTAAGTTCCGTCTGAACGAGCCGAAGGACGACGGTAGCGAAATGGACGGATGGACTAAGAAGAAATTCGGCGGGGTTATTTTTGCGTTTGAGGACAGCAACCCTGGGTTTCATTGGGATTGGGACGAAACCCAGCTTAAAGGAAAAACGGTGGGCGCGCTGTTCCGCGACAAGGAATGGGAAAAGGACGGGAATTCCGGCTGGACAACGGAATGCTGTACCATGATTACCGCCGACGATGTACGCCAGAACCGGTTTAAAATGCCGAAAAGAAAGCCGCTTGCGGAAAAAGCGGCGCCGAAAACCAGCGGTATGGATTTTGAAGAAATCCTGGACGACGACGAACTGCCTTTCAATCTGTAGGGTGCCGTCATGCCTACATATTCACATTTTGAAATAGACCGCATGTTGTCCGGCATGACCGTGCTGGTAGATACCAGGGAACAGGATACGGTGGCTCTGCGCGCCCGCCTGGAGGGGCTAGAACGCCCTTTCAGGCGGTGCAAGCTGGATTATGGCGATTATTCCTGTGAGGTGATAAAGCCGGACGGAACGCCCGCCAGCGCGGCCCAAAAGGTATGCGTGGAGCGTAAGATGAACCTGGATGAATTGTGCGGGTGCTTTACGTCCGGTCGGCAGCGCTTTGAGCGGGAATTCCTGCGGGCCAAAGAGGACGGGGCCAAGGTGTATTTGCTGGTGGAAAATGCCACGTGGGAAAAGGTGTATGAGGGGACATACAGAAGCCGGATGAAACCGGACGCTCTGGCTGCCTCTCTTTTGGCATGGTGCGCCAGATACAATCTTACGCCGGTATTCTGCCGGGCGACCACCACAGGGAAAATGATTGCCCGGATACTGCGCTATGAGGTCAAGGCACTGTTAGAAAAGGGGGCGCTGTAATGCTGGAGAGCGGATTTATTAAGTTGCATCGAAAAATTTTAAAGTGGGAATGGTATGATGAGCCGAACACTATGCGGCTTTTTATTCATCTGCTTTTGACTGCCAGCATCGAGGACGATAGCTGGCACGGCGTTGATATTAAGCGCGGTTCCCGTGTTTCTTCCTACTCGAAATTGGCAAAAGAGTTACATCTCACAATTAAGGAAATTCGGACAGCCTCGCAGCACCTTGAACAGACAGGGGAAGTGGCACGAACTGCATACCCCAAATTCACTGTATTTTCAATATCAAATTACGATAACTATCAAATGAAGGGCACGAAAAAGGGCACGCAAAAAGGCACGGAACCGGGCAATCAAGGGGCAAGCAAAGGGCAACAGTATAAGAAAGATAAAGAAAGCCAAGAAGATAAAGAAGAAAGCGCGACGACTTCCGGCGCTGCTGCGCCGTCGTCTGCCGCGCCGGAGAAGACCATCTGGGAGAGGATGCGGGAATAGTGGGATACGCGTTCAAGGCGGATGACGTTTATGGGCTGGCCTCCAAGTTGAGCGCCGATGTGCGGGAGAAAGGCGGGGAACTGTTCTTTCGGTATTGCCCATACTGCGGCGGAGACGGTCACGACCGGGAAACCTTTTCCGTGAATTTGGAGAACGGCACCTTTCATTGTTTCCGAAGCACCTGTGGAAAGTCCGGACACTTTGTAGAGATGGCGCGAGACTTTGGCTACGCCCTGGATTTTGGCGATGCCAAGCGCCGCGTATACAGGCAGCTTCCCCAGCGCCCGTTCGAGATACGGAAACCGGCGGTTGAATATCTGGCCTCTCGCGGAATCAGCCAGGCGGTAACCGAACGCTATAAAGTGACCACCGTAAAGGATGACCAGCATATTCTGGCTTTCCCGTTTTACGACGAGAACAGCATCCTGCGGTTTTTAAAATATCGCCGGACGGATTTTGATAAAGCCAGGCACAAGAACAAGGAGTGGTGCGAGAAAGACACAAAGCCTATCCTGTTTGGCATGGCGCAATGCGTAGATTTTGGGCGACTGGTTGTAACGGAAGGACAGATTGACAGCCTGTCGGTGGCCGAGGCCGGAATAAGCAATGCGGTCAGCGTTCCAAACGGCTGCAATGGTTTCACATTTTTGGAGAATGTGTGGGACTGGATTGTAAAGTTTGAGGAGGTCGTTGTATTCGGCGATTGCGAGGGCGGAAAGATTACGCTGCTGGATACCTTGCAAAAGCGGCTTCCCAATCCAGTCAAGGCGGTACAGGCGGCAGATTATCTTGGGGAGAAGGACGCTAACGATATTCTTCGGAAATATGGGACGGGTGCGGTTCGTAAGGCGGTGGAAAACGCCCAGGCCCCGCCGGTATCTCACGTCAAGGAATTGGCGGACGTTCAGGCGGTGGATATATACAAGCTGCCGCGCATTCAAACAGGTATACCAGAGTTGGACAGGATTATTGGCGGGTTGTTTTTCGGACAGGTGGTGCTTCTTACCGGCAAACGCGGCGAGGGCAAATCGACCTTTATGTCTCAGCTTCTTGTGGAAGCGCTCCACCAGGGATATGGCGTGTTTGCCTATTCCGGAGAGCTGGCCGATTACCATTTCAAGCGCTGGCTGGATTTCCAGGCGGCGGGGCCGGACAACATCACGACCGACCTGGATATGTTCGATGACGAGCGATATCACATCACAAATCCGGTGTTGGATAAAATAAACGCCTGGTATCGCGGGCGGGCCTACATATACGACAACAACGCCGTGGATGGCAATGAGTTGGAAAACCTAACCGATACCATCGAGCAGGTTGTCCGGCAGTATGGCGTTAAGCTGGTTTGTGTGGATAATCTGATGACGGCCATGGACGCAGGCATATCCGATAACCTTTACCAGGCGCAGTCAGAGTTTGTGAGGAGACTAAAAAAAATCGCTGTGAAATACGACATTGCGGTTGTATTGGTAGCGCACCCGCGCAAAAGCAAAGAGGGCATCACAAACGACGACGTAGCGGGCAGCGGGGATATTACAAACCGTGTGGATTCGGTTCTGGTCTATTCCCGAAACGGGAAGAAAACCGATGATAAATCGCCGGAATGCGATAGCTTGCTGGCAGTGACCAAAAATCGGTTATTTGGTCGGCTGACGAAAGCGAATGAGCCGGTAGAGCTGTACTACAGCAAAAAGTCCAAGCGGATTACAAGCGCCAGCGGGTTTGATGGAGGCCCTAAGCGGTATGGATGGGAAAACATGCCGACAGGCTATGCCGATTTTGAGGAAATCTGAGGGGGGTGGCTGAATGACATTCCAGGAGATTCACCATTTGGTTGCTCACGGAGAAGGGCTGCCGCCTTTCCAGTCGCTGCCGGATCGGCTATGCTATGAGAGTTTAGCCAAGCTCAAGGCGGATTATGAGCTTACCGGCGCGGACAGCAAGCTGGTTCGCATTCGGAAGCAGGATATTCGCCGGGCACATGAGGAGTTTACCGAGGCGCACCGGCAATACATGGCCGTGTACAAGGAATACAGCGACAATTGCCTGAAAACCGGTCAGGGCATAAAGGCGATATTAGCTGGGCTAAATGCGGAGAATCTCGACTATCGGCAGTTGTTCGCGTTGGCTGTGCAGTGCATTGGACGGATGACGCATGATGAGGCTTTTGTGCGGATGGTACGCGAAAAAATGTGGACGGAAATCACCGTGGAGGAGAAGTGATATGGCATTAAGCACATGTAGCAGCTGTCACCGGCGGGACTACTGCGGCAACTGCAAGCACAAGGACGATTGCTGGTGGTTACGCGTTGCCCCGCCTGCTGATGTAAGCAGATGTTTTTCCTGCGGCGCGTTTGAGTGCGCCCACTATGACGACTGCCGCAAGCGGCGGCCACAAGACAGAGTAACGCGATAAGCCCGTCGGGGTAGCTGCCGACGAATAAGGATACCGGTATCCTCCGAGAAATTTTGGAGGAAAAGATGAAATACATAGCAAGCGTAAGTTTTGGGAAAGACAGCCTAGCCATGTTGCTATTGCTGTTAGAAAAGCACAAGCCGTTGGATGAAGTGATTTTTTACGACACAGGAATGGAATTTGCCGCGATTTACGATATTAGGGATGCGATTTTACCGTTGTTGAAAAATCGCGGGATACTGTATACAGAATTGCATCCGGCATACGATTTTGAATATCAAATGATGGCGCGGCCAGTGCAAGGACGTAAAGGCGGAACACATTGTGGATACAGTTGGTGCGGCGGAAGATGCCGATGGGGAACTACGGACAAACTAAGAGCGTTAGAATATCGGTGCGTAGGCGCGTGCGAGTATGTTGGAATAGCGTCAGACGAAACCGAACGCCTGAAAAAAGAGCGCAAAGGTCATAAGGTTTTTCCGCTGGCCGAGTGGGGAAAAACCGAGGCGAATTGTCTATTGTATTGTTATGACAGAGGATTCGAATGGAGGGAGCACGGTGCTAATACGCCAGACGGAACGATAAGGCTATACGATATTTTAGACCGGGTATCTTGCTGGTGCTGCGCAAACAAAAATTTACGCGAATTGCGCAACATATACCGTTATCTCCCTGATTATTGGGAACGGTTAAAACAATTGCAAGCCAAGACGGTACGCCCAATGAAAGGCCCAGGGAAAAGCGTATTCGACCTGGAAAAGCGTTTCGAACTGGAATCGGAACGAATCACTGCTGGTTTAAGCATTACAAGCCATGATTTTTACGCAGAATTAGCCGGACGTTTGGTCGAAGAAAGGACAAATCTATGAACGGATTAAAATACGACGATGGGAAGCCCAGGCTTGACCTGGTGCCGCCCGAGGCTGTCATGGCACTCGGCCGTGTGCTGACCTACGGCGCGGAAAAGTATGCGCCTAATAGTTGGCGCGGCGTGGAACCGGAACGCTATGTCGCGGCGCTACTGCGGCACCTGATGGCGTACCAGATGGGCGAAACGCACGACCCGGAAAGCGAAATGCCGCACATGTGGCATGTACTGACAAACGCGGCGTTTTTGGTTGCGTTGACGTGAAAGGATGAAGATGATGGATAAGTTGAAGCCGTGCCCGTTTTGCGGAGGCGCAAACATCACAATGGGGGCTTATAGCATTGCCCCGGAGTGCCACATTGAATGTGAATGTGGAGCGGGAATAGAGCTAATTGTAAATTTTGACGCCGAAATGAGCGTTGAAGAACATGACGATTTATGCGCTATGGAACTTGCTATGGCTTGGAACCGGCGTGCCCAGCAGCAAGAGAACAAACCTCTGACGCTGGAGGAGCTGCGGGGGATGCGCGGGGAGCCGGTATATGTCGTAAAGGGCAAATGTCAATGGTGGGATATAGTCGATTTTACCGCCGGGGGCTGGCTTTACCTCCGTATCGCTAACAAGACCGACCTTGCGCTTGACGACTACGGTACGAAATGGCTTGCCTACAGGCAGAAACCGGAGGTGCAGGATGGGTAAGTGTGAAAACTGCAAAAAATACGAAAATTGCAAGGAGAGCGGATTTACTTGGCCGTGCGGTGCGTATAGGCAGAAGACGATAACCAACTTTGAACGCATCACAGCCAGCCCGGAGGCGCTGGCGAAAGAGTTGTCTACGATGTTTTGCCACGGGTTTGGGAGGATACAAATTTTAGGGTGGCTTAACCAGCCCGCTAAGGAGGAATAACGGATGTACGAGGAACTGGTTAAGCGTCTGCGGAATGACGCAAGGGAGCAGGAACGCTTATTGCACGTCTGCAACAGCACAATGAACTCCGCTGAAGCCGCCGATGCCATCGAGACACTGGAAAAGCAGCTTGCAGAAACCGATGCAATCGCCGAACACGAACACTGCCGGTACATAGAAACCCTCGGCGAGTGCGACGGGATGGAAGCCCGTTGCAAAATCGTAGAGAAGCAGCTTGCCGAAAAGGAATCGGAAATCGTCCGAATCCGGAACAGCTGGTCGAATACCATATCCGACCTTTCCGGTGTTGCGACGGAACGGGATAAATACAAAGCCAGTCTAGGCCAAATCAAGAATCTGGCCTTGGGTTTTATGGAATCTGGGCCATATGAAAGCGAAGCGCTGTCGGGATTATGGCTTGTGAACCAAGTGATAAGTTTAGCGCTTGCGCCGCTAGAGGAGAACAGAGATGGGACATGACCTTATAAGCATAGTCCGCTGTGCATGCTGCAAATACGCGGAGCCGTTTCCAACCGACCCGCGGGTGCTGATATGCGCAAACCCAAAATGGATTCCAACGGGCGACGGCCGCGGCGTGAATGAACCTTATGTTAAGCCGGATGACTACTGTAGTTTTGGGGAGGAAAAAGACAATGAAATGGACGATTAAAAAAGCCGAAACCCGCATTTTGGAGGTCGAGCGGAAGGAACTGCCAAAGGGGCTTACATACTGGGCCGCGGTGGATTATCTTAGCAAGATGCGACGGGAGGGGAAATATAATGCCTGAATGGATAAGCGTCAAGGATAGGCTTCCGGAAATTTACGAAGATGTATTAGTTATAGCTAGCGGAAACCCGCGAAAGAATATCACACTATCTGCGGCATATTGCTTTGGGTACATTAGCAGAGATGGATGGGTTATAGAAGAATACCCAGAGTGGGAAAATGCCTACGTTACCCACTGGATGATGTTGCCGGATCCGCCGAAGGAGGGCACACCATGAGTATATGCATATCGCCCATCATGGGCATCGTGTATCTGCTGCTTGCGGCATCTGCCGGGGCCTGCGTGGGGTTGTTCTTCGCGGCGTGTTTTGGGAGTGGGCGGCGATGAAAATACCGGATAGCCAATGTGAAAGTTGCAGTAGGGGTAAACGGTGCACGTCTAAAAGCGACGTTTGTAAAAAGTTTTGGGATTGGTTTAAACCTGCTTGGGCGGAGGCGGTAAAGCCGCTAAGAGCGGTTAAATTAAAAAAGGCAGGCTATAGACAATGTATGCGTGCACACTGCCAATGGGCAAACGCGGACGGACTGTGCGTAACACCGTGCATGGAACCAGAAAAGCGGGATTATGTGGCCGATACGGTACAGCACAATCAAGCTGTGTGCGAGGCGTATCATGCACAGATGCGCGCCCAGCGGAAGGCAGAAAGGAGGGCAGCGGGTGACAAGCAAGGAAAAGAAGCGGTACCTGGGGCAGTATCTGACGTTAGAGGCCCAAATCAATAGGATGATTACCGAAAGAGACGGATGGATGGCGCTGGCCGTCAGTGTATCCCCTGTATTGTCAGACATGCCGCATCTTGGTGGTGTTAGCGATAGGGTGCTGGATGCCGTGCAACACATTGCGGACATTGACGCGGAGCTAGACCGTGAGATAGACCGTAAAGTAAACCTTAGGCGTGAAATAGAGTCTTGCATTATCGGAATACCGGATGATAAACTACGCGACGTCTTGCGCAATATCTACATAGACGGTAAAACTATCGAGGAAACCGCAGACTGTATAGGATATAGCGCGAGGCACACGCGCAGACTTCATGCTTTGGCGGTAAATGTCCTTGTATGTCCGCCCCTGCTGAAGTAAACTGGTATTGTGGAAGATAGCAAAGAGCGCTGCCGGATTGATCACCCGGCGGCGTTCTTATTTTTACGACGAGGCCGGCACAGCGTCCGGAGGGTGGGCTTGGGGATACATAAGGTAAGGGAGGTGGTGGAAATGGCTACAAAACCGGACAAATTCACGTTAAAACCAAAACAGATACGCATGGCGCAAAAGCTTGCGGATCCGGGATTTACTGGGACGATAACGGAACTATGCGACGGAATAGGCGTAGCCCGCACCACCTTTTACGACTGGATGGGGCAAGAAAAGTTCAGGGAATACCTAGCGGATTTAATTGATAAATTCGCAGACAGTGAACTTGCCACGGTTTGGAAAGCCCTTATTAAAAAATGCTCGGCCGGAGACGTGCAGGCCATGCGGCTTTATTTCGATGTCCGCGAGCGCAGTGCGGGTGGCCGAGCGAGTGAAGACAGTGGATGGTTTAAATGAGACAACTTAATCCCGACGCCTTCAATTCTTGGGTGTATGACCATATAGACGATTACTCCCGCCGCCTGGAGGTATACTACGGCGGCGCCGGCAGCGGAAAAAGTTACGGTGCGTGCCAGAAGATGCTACTAAAAGCCCTAAATCGGCGGCGCAAGGTACTTGTGGTTCGGAAAGTAGGCGTTACTCTGAAACATTCTATATTTCAGTTGATGCTAGACCTTTTATCAGCCAGCGGATTCCTTGGTGCGGCTAAGGTCAATCGTTCCGATTATCAAATAACCTTGCATAACGGCTCCATGTTCATATTCAAAGGTATGGATAACCCGGAGAAAATCAAATCCGTCACTGGAATTACGGACATAATCATCGAAGAAGCCACGGAACTAACGGAAGAAGATTTTCTTCAATTGGATTTGCGGCTTCGTCCGCCGGAGCCAGACCCGCAGATATATCTTATGTTTAACCCGGTATCCAAGGCCAATTGGGTATACGGGTATTTTTATGTTAAAAAGCCCGACAACGCCAGCATTATACAAACCACATACAAGGACAATCGCTTTCTTACCGCAGACTATTGCGCTATGCTGGAGGACATGCAGCGGCGCAACCCGGCCTATTATCGCATTTACGCCTTGGGCGAGTTTGCAACGCTGGACAGACTGGTATATCCATGTGTGACCAAGCGGCTAATTGCGGCGGCGGAGTATGCAGGGGCTAAGTTCTTTTGCGGATTAGATTTCGGCTACATCAATGACCCTTCTGCGCTTGTCTGGGGGTGGTATGACGGCCACAAGCACAAGGTCTTTATTATTGGAGAATACAAGGGCGAAGGAATGCTTAACGACAAGATAGCATCAACGATAAAATCTTTAGGGTTGGCCAAGGAACGAATCATTGCAGACTGCGCGGAACAGAAAAGTATAGACGAAATCCGTCTGCTGGGTGTTCCGCGTATTCGGCCATCCAGAAAGGGCACAGACAGTGTCATGCATGGGATTCAGTGGCTGAATCAGCAGGAAATTATTGTAGATGAACGATGCAGCCGTACCATTGAAGAATTTGAAAACTACACATGGCAGAAGGATAAGAAATCCGGGGAGTATATCAATAAACCGATTGACGCTTTTAATCACTGCTTGGATGCGCTTCGTTATGGCCTGGAAAGCGAAATCCGCCCATGGGCAGAAGCCCAGCCGAAAGCGCGCGGCTATGCGCCGACGGGGGTAACACCAAGAGATATGCAAGGGGGGTGGGATGTGTGATATGGATTATAGCCGCCGCTGGATGGGTTCTGGCGGCGTTTTTAACCGGTCTGCTGGTTGGCCGGGCAAGAGACGGCCCCACTCGTAAAAAGCCAAATACGGGCAACCAGGAGCCTGCCAGCGCCATCGATAAGCAAGCCGCCGAAAAACTCCGGCGCGAATGGGCCAACTTTTTAACCTACGACGGCACCGCACAGGAGCCGACGGAATAAACGCCCTCACCATGGGCGGGAGGAGATTAAATCATGGAAGAAAACGAAATTATGCAGCCGGCTGAATCCGCACCACAGGAAGACGCCGAAAGCACAGCTACCGCAGCAGCGGAACCCACGACCGAAGAAGCTAAAGCTCTGGACACCACACCGGATGCGGAATCGACGGAGGACGTGCAGCAGCCTATCACCATCCCCATCCAGTTCAATCATGAGAGCCGGGAGCTTTCGTTAGAAGAGGCGCAATCCCTAGCGCAAAAGGGTCTAAAGTTTGAAGAATTATCCCCAACGCTCGAAAAGATTCGCTTTTTGGCGGCGGCGAACGGCAAGAGTATGCAGGAGATGGTGGACGCCCTGGCGGAAAGCCAGGACAAGCAGCTTTATCAATCTATCCTTGCGGAGTGCGACGGAAACGAGGCGCTTGCAAACCGGCTTTTTGATGCTGAAAAGCTCAAGCGCCAAACCGCCGCTGAAAGTGCGCAAAAGGAAGCAGCAGCCGCGCAGGAAAAAGGAAAGGCCGACCTTGCCAAAAGGCTGGCCGATGAGTTCGTGGAGCTGCAGCAGGAATTTCCCGAACTAGCGGAGTTTTCCGCTGTCCCCAAATCCGTGCTGGATGCGGCAGTAAAAGGCAAAAACCTTACCGACGCCTATCTGCGTTACCAGCGCGCCGAAAGCAAAAAAGTGTCCGCAGCCAAGGCCACACAGGAGCAGGCGGCAAAAGCGTCCGCTGGTTCCCAAGCCGAGGGCGCGGGCGAAACCACAAACCCCACCATCGACGCCATGCTGGCCGGTGTGTGGGCAAGATAGGGAGAATACATAATGGCTATTACAGAAAGCACTATCAATTCTTTAGAATTCCAGTCTAAACTTACTGGAGAACTGGACAAGGCGCTGGTTCAGTCCGCTCAGACCAGTTTCTTCGCGGACAACGCCATGCGAAGCAAATTTGTTGGGGCGCGTACTGTACTGATTCCGGATGTGGACATGCAGGGCCTCGGCAACTACGACCGCGACAACGGCTTTGTCACCGGTGCGCTGACCGTATCCAGTACGGCCTATACGATGGCTATGGATCGCGGCCGCTCCTTCCAGCTTGACCGAGAGGACAACGACGAAACCGGTATCGCCAATCTGGCCGGACAGGTGATGGGCGAATTTATCCGCACCAAGGTGTCGCCTGAAATGGACGCGTATGTCCTGTCCAAACTGGCTACCCTGGCCACTACCAAATCCCACACCGTGACCGGTACCCCCTCCTCCCAGGTATACAAAATGATTACCGAGGCCATCAACAAGGTGCAGGCTGTGGCCAGGTACGATGAGGAACTCGTTTGCTTTGTTGACAGCGAAGTTTGGTCGGCGACGATGAACACCACCGAGCTTTCCCGACAGCTGATGGTAAGCGATTTCCGCAAGGGCGAAATCAATACCAAAGTCAAGAAGCTGAACGACGTGCCGATTATCCCGGTAGCAGACGACCGCATGAAGACGGCATACACGTTTTATGACGGCGTGACCGACAACAGCGGATCCAGCGGTGCAGACCAGCGCCCCGGCGGGTTCGTCCCGGCTTCCGGCGCAAAGAAAATCGGCATTCTGGTGCTGCCGAAGCGGGCTGCTTCCCTGGTCAAAAAGACCGAGAAGGTCCGCATCTTCGAGCCGGACAAGAACTTAAGGGCAGACGCCTGGAAATTTGACTACCGCCTGTACTACGACCTGTTCGTCAAAAAATCCCTACAGGACACCATCTACGCCTATACCCGATAATCCGCAGCCGCCGAGTGGGAAACCGCTCGGCGGCTTCTATATGCTTTCCGGTGGCGCATGAACCGCCGGAGGGGAACGGAGGAATACGCATGAAAAGAAAGCCGTGGGAGCCGGAACAGATATTTGCGGAATACGAGGCCGGGCGGACGTTTAAATCCGGCTTGGGCCGTAAAGGGCTGTACGAGCAAGGGAAAATCAACGAGCGGTTCTATATTGGCGACCAGTGGCACGGGGCGCGGTGCGGCAACGACCGGCCCTTGGTGCGCCACAACGTTATCAAGCGCATTGGCGACTATAAAATGGCCGTGGTGGCGTCCAATCCGGTCACCGTTAATTATTCGGCGGAGGGCGTACCAAACACCGTCGGTATCAGCGACCGGGCCAGAGACGAGCGAGACGCCTTTGCGCAGGGACAGGTTTCACCGCAGGAAACCATGGGCCTTCCGCCGGAGGAAGAGCTGGCCGTGACCATGACCGCGCTGTCCGACTACTTCAAGACCACGGCGGAACGGGTAAAATTTGACGACTTGAAAGAGCAGGCCTTGCGCAACGCCTATGTGTCTGGCACCGGCGTACTGTACACCTATTGGGACGATAAAATCCGCACGGGACTATATGCGGACGAATCCGGCACCACGCCGATTCAGGGAGATATTGCGTGTGAAGTGCTGGACATTGAAAACGTGTACTTTGGCGACCCGAATCTATATGACGTGCAGGCGCAGCCCTATATCATTATCGCCCAGCGCAAGAGCGTTGCGGATTTGCAGCGTGAGGCCCGCCGCAACGGTCGTTCAGAGGCTGAAATCGATGCGATTAAGCCGGACAGAGATACCGGGTATATGGCTGGCGACATGTCAGAGGATGAGCCGGAGGGCAGCCGCAAAACCACTGTGCTAACAAAGTTTTGGAAAGAGTGGGCCAAGGACGGCACGTGCAAGATTATGGCCTCTGTGGCCGTGCGCGGCGCTACTATCCGGTACAGGTGGGACACCAAACTGCGGCTGTACCCGCTGGCCGCGTTTCGGTGGGAACGCCGGCGCAACTGCGCTTATGGCGAAAGCGAAATTACCTATCTCATTCCCAACCAGATCGCAATCAATCGGATGCTGACGGCCAATGTTTGGGCCGTTATGATGCTGGGTATGCCGCTCACCATCGTGAACCGGGATATTGTGCAGCAGCCCATTACAAACGATCCGGGGCAGCTTATCGAGGTCAACGGAAACGGAGAGGACATGGCAAACGCCATGCGCTATGTCAATCCGCCGAACTTTGCCCCGGCGTTTGAGCAGAACATAACCTCTCTCATCAGCAACACCCTTACGCAATCAGGAGCCAACGACGCAGCGTTGGGCGACGTGCGACCGGATAACACCTCGGCTATTGTGGCGGTACGGGAAGCGGCTACTATGCCCATGCAGACGGTGCAGAACCGGTTTTACAGCTTCATTGAGGACATGGCCCGCGTGTGGGCCGAGATGTGGGTGACCATGTACGGGCGGCGCAGCCTGAAAATCGAGGACGAAAACGGTGTGTGGTATATGCCGTTTGACAGCGAGAAGTACCGGGATTTGCTTATCTCGGTAAAGGTTGACGTGGGAGCGTCCGCCTTGTGGAGTGAAATTCAAAGTGTGAACACCCTGGATAATCTCTTAGCTTCCCAGATTATCACGCCTAAGCAGTACCTGGAGCGGCTGCCCAAAGGCTCTGTTCCCAATCTTTCCGGGCTTATCCGCGAGATGCAGGAGGCCCAGAGGGCGCAGGAAGAGGCGGCCATGCAAGCGCCTGAACAGCAGGGTGTTGATGTGCAATCCATCATTGACGGGCTTCCGCCGGAATATCGCCAAGCGTTTGATTCTGTGCCGCCGGAGCAGCAGGCGGCCATGCTGCAGGAAATCGGGGTGATGTAATGCGGACGGGAAACGATGTGTTCCGGCGGGCTATGTCCCTGCTGGGATATACAGGTGCAGATGGGGCCGTAAACGGCGCACAATCGGCTGAATTGTTCCGTCGCGGGTTAAATATCGTCAATCAGGTGATGGCCGATATTTGGCCGTTGGAGCGTAAAGACGCATATATCCCGCTTTCCAACATCAACGACGATATTCCGCTGTCTCAGTACGCGGTAGAAAGCGCCATCCTCTACGGCGTCGCTATGTTTTTGGCGCAGTCCGAGGGGGACGGGGAAAACCAGCAATTTTATTCCAGCCTGTATCAGCAGAAGCGGAACGCCGTGAAGCGCCCGCCGGTGCGACGGGTCGACACGCTTCCGAATGTGTGGGAGGATTAACATGCGTATTCCAAAAATGCAGGCAAGCCCGCAGTACAGGGTGACTATTCCTAAGCTGGATGGCGGCGTAAACCTCAAGGATGCGCCGCATCTCGTGGAGGATAACCAGCTTACCAACGTTTGCAATATGTGGTGGCAAGACCAAGCCCTTCGGACACGGCCGGGCCTGAAAACAGAAACCAATTCTATTTACCGAATAGAAACAAACGAACGTGTTTCTTGTTCCGACGGTGCGCTATCGTCCATTGGTGGCTGCCCGGCTATGGCGGTATTTTCCCGTATTAATATGGGCACAGTCCTCGTATCCGTGTATAAAATTCAACCGGACGGCGGACGTGAACAGGTGGGAAATCCCATATATCTCCCAACCGATGAAGATGTCAACAGTCTTCGCATTATGTTCGTAGAGAGCGACAAGAAGGCGTCTGGCAATGGACTGTATATCTTCTTTAACGTGGGCTTGATTTTTGAGTGGAACGGAAGTGACGAATGGACCCAACTGTCCGATGATGATATGTATGTGCCCACCGTGTTAGTCAGCGGCAAAGGAACATATACAGACGGCGAAGTGGGTGAGCCGAACGGAACCTTTTTTGAAGGATATAACATGTTAACTGGAAGGTTTCGGAGTTTATACACCACCGACGGGAAAGGGAAAACTTTTTGGCTTCCTCAAAAAGGACTAGACAATTCGAAGATAACTGCCAAGTATACAGACAGCAAAGGAACTGTTCATGCCCATACGATTAACGCAAATACTTCGATGGAGACGGCGGCCCAGGCGGATGGTTTAGTGCTTATGGCAGATAGAACGGCGGGTTATGTTTACTTTACCAAGGACAGGGTATCGCCTACACCGGTTCCGTCTGCCAACATAACCAATAATTTAGAGGTAGTAGCTTCAAAAGACGATGCAGAAGCCTTTGAAAAAATCACAAACATGAGTATGTGTACTTGGTTCGGCGGCGACCGGAGTGGAATAAACGGCGGGACTAGACTGTTCGTTTCCGGTAATCCTTCAGAGCCGAATCTAGTGCACTGGAGTGATGTTAATAATCCACTGTACTTCCCTGAGAACAACTATGCGCGCATTGGCAATTCTGGTATGGCCGTGACCGCGTTCGGCAAGCAGGAAAACATCCTGGTAGTTTTTAAGGAAAGTGAGATATATTATGCAACGTATGTTGCTGGCGGGGATTTTACCGCCCAGGATGTAATCGATGGCAAGGTTGTTGACGTGACTGCCAACATGGCTAAGTTTCCCATAACGCCCATACATTCGAGTGTGGGCTGTGATTGCCCGAACACCGTTTCACTTTGTAATAATCGGCTGATCTGGGCCACATCTGGGAAAAAGGTATATACGCTTACATCAGCCAACCAATACAGCGAGCGCAACGTGTTTGAACTATCCGATGCGATTCAACCTGAACTAAACGGATGGGATGAATCGCTTATGAAGGAGTATGCATTTTCCGTCGATTGGGATGGAAATTACTTCTTATTTTGCTTGGACAAGGCCGTTGTGTTTAATTATGGCGGGAACGCTTTTGCAAATATTTCCTCCTACGCCGATCCCAAAAAGGCTCAGAGATACATGGGCTGGTATATCTGGGCATTCGTAGATTATGCCCAAGCGATAAAAGGTTATGTTTTTGGCGGTGTGTGTCAGTTAATTGGTAGGGGGCAAAAGATTTATATAGACCCCGAAACCGGGCAACGCGAATCGTATGATTTTCTGGTGCATTACCATTTCGGTGGCATGTCTGATACGGCGTTATATTATGACGAAATCACAGGAGACACGCCAATCCACTCCATGTTCCAAACAAAACTATTCGATTTCGGTCGTCCAGAACGGCGCAAAAATGTCCGCAAGCTGCACATTGGGGCCACCGATGTGGCGGATGGGTATATCACACTGTCTTATGTGACGGAATTCGGTACGCAGGAGGATGCATACCGAATCGGCATGTATGGGGATGGGGATATGCGTGTGTGGGCCGTTACGCCTCATGTAAACCGCATAAGACGGTTTGGAATCCGCGCCGATAGCGCCGGTGCCATGGCGGTGGACGGCATGGTTATTCGATATGAAGTATACGGGGAAGTGAGATAAATGGCGAGGTCAATTCAAGAATACGTTGACGAATTATACGGCAAAGGTCAGGGGACGTTAAATCAAATTCACGAGCAGCGGAAGCAATCGGATCAGCAGCTTATTGATAGTGTGAATGCGGCGATTGACCGTACAACGGCTGCTTCCACTAAGCCTTATCAAACGCAAATAGAGCAGCTTCCGGAGGCGTATCAGAAGCAGTTCGACGCCAATGCCGTGCAGGAACTGGTTGGCCGCCGAAAGGTAGAGGAAGCCATGGCCAACATGGGCCTGACCGATTCCGGCCTGAACCGTACCCAGCAGACCGCCTTGTCCGTACAACGCGGCAACGCGGACGCGGCCGCCCGCCTGGAGCAGCAGAAAAAGACCCAGGAATTGCAGGACAAAATTGCCCAGCTTATTGAAGCGGGCGCGGCCCAGAAGCAGCAGCAGGCAGCCGGCGTACTGAGCAACACGTCCAATTGGTTCAACGATGCTTTAGCGAGTTCTTATAATACCGCTATGCAACAGGGAGCCAGCATGTATAATGCCGACCTTGCCAGGGAAGAACAGGCCAGACAGTATGACCTTAGTAGGCAAGACGCTCTTGCAAAGGCAAAGTACGAGGCCCAGACTGCACAGGCGCAGGCCGCCGCCAAGGCCAAACAGCAGGAAGCCGAAAACCAATTGGCGCTGCTTAAGTGGTATACGGACGCGGGCTTGTCCGCGGATGAAGCGCTGCAAATGGTTGCTTATGCAGGCGGCGGCAAGGTGCCAATATCCGCTCCTTCTCAAAGCAGCCGATTAAGCGACGGCAATTACAACCCTAAAAACTCAAAGGAATATGGCTCCGCCTTAGCTCGGCGCATAAGCCGGAACGGCATTAGTAAATGGGACGCAGTTAACGACCTTATCAACGAATTTCAAGGAGACGAGGCGGCATTACTAGAGGCGGCCAGATATGCCGGAGTATATGATGAACTCATGAGCCGACGTAAATAAACGAGGTGATTTCTATGCCGTACATTCCTTATTCAGTTGATGAAATAGAAAAACTAAAAAAACAATCCACAAGCCGCTATATACCTTATTCGAGCCAGGAAATTGAAGCTCTGAAAGCCCCATCTGCTTCAGTATCTGCTTCCTCTAAAGGCGTAACCGGGACAACCACGAAGGTGTCTGCTACATCGACAGGGAAATTGCCTGCTGCCGAGCCTTACCAAGTGCCTCTGCCGGATGCTATGGTTTCAGTTTCGGGCGGAAGGACTGAACGGAACGGGGGAAGCGCGGATTCTTTAGCGCCGGCTCCGTTTGAATCGGTCGTGAACAACCCGGATTTTGCAACCCTGTCTAAATATAAAAGTGAAAAAAGCGACGCAGGGAAAAGGTTCGATTTTCAAAACAAGGCCTATCACTACTTAAATGATAGTAGCTACTGGGATGGAAATCAAACTTTAGCAGATATTGACGCGGCTATTTTTACCAGAAATGATGCGCTTAGTGAAATGACCCCGCTAGAAATCTCTATTTACAACTACTATGTGAATTCTGGGGATAGAAAGACGGCACAGGCTTATTTGCAAAGCCTACGCACAAAGCTTCAGGAAAGAAAGGCCGATACGATCGCGAAGGAAATTAGTAAAAAAGACGGCGCCGACAAAGTGTTATCTGCGGCAGGGCTGGCTTTAACCGGCGGTATGTCTGCGGCCAATTCCGGTCTTGAACAGTATTTAGAAATGCTGACCGGAAGCGATAAAATTGTTGATAAAAACTGGATGGAGCAGGCGCAGGCAAATGTTCGCCCGGAATTATCTGGTGGGCTTGGCGTTATGTCTGATGTGCTTTATTCGGCGGGCAATATGGCCAACTCTGCCGTATTAGGTGCCGCGAATCCGGTCGCGGGCGCTACGTTGATGGGCGCTCAAACAGCTGGCAACGCTTATGGCGACACAATAAAAGAAGGATATAGCAAAAATGAGGCGTTGCTATACGCAGGAATTAACGGCGCACTAGAGAGTGGATTGCAATATGTGTTAGGCGGTATAGGTGCTTTAGGCAAGGGCGGGGCATCCAAATTGCTTGCTAAAGTTCCGGCGTTGCAGACGCTGGGTAAAACCATAGAAGCCTCTATAAAAAATCCTACGGTTCAAGCTGGCCTCAAGTCTGCCGGAAAATATATCGCAAGCATGGGTGACGAAGCGTTTGAGGAATATTTGCAGTCGGTAGTTGATCCGGTTGTTCGCAATGCGGTTTTAGATGAAAACAATGAGTTAAATCCTTTGTCAGAGGATGCATTGTATTCCGCGCTGGTTGGTGCAATATCTGGCGGTTTGATGAACCTGCCTGGGGCAGTAACTGACTTTACAGGTTCAAAAAGAGCGGATACATCAGCAAACGGCCAGTGGACAAATGGCGCAAATGATGATATAATGGAAACGGTAAAAGGAGGTTCGCTCGATGGAAGAGAAAACGCGCAGCAAGAAAACGCGCCCGGAGGACATGCCGGAGTACCAGGACAAATATTCACAGTCACTGATTCGGAGTTGGAGAAAACGGTTCCCGGAATGGAGCGACGAGCGGATTATCGAGGAGTTGGACTGGCTGTAACAGAGGCTCTCCAGAAGCGGGGGATTACGCCGGTTGCGCTCGCCTATACCAACGATTCGGACGGATTTCATCAGGCCATTGGAAGAGCTAAACAGAATAATATGCACGGCGCATTTGTTACGCAGCACGAGGTATCGGAGTATGCGAACGATGCGCTTTTTTTATCCGAAGACGGGAATACAGGTGTTGCCGTCACGCCCGACGGTGATATTGTGTCGGTGTTCAAAAACCCGAATGGCAAAGCAAAAAAAGCGGTGCATTCCATCCTGTTGACGGCGCTCGAAAACGGTGGGGTCAAGCTGGATAACTTTGATGGCGCGCTGTCTGATATGTACTGGAACCACGGATTTATTCCGGTGGTACGCACGTCGTTTGACCCGGAATTTGCTCCCACAGATTGGAATTACGCTAGGGACGGTCAGCCGGATATTATCTTTTGGGTGCATAATGGAGAGGACGCGCAGACAGTTGCCAGGCGAATCGGCGAATATGGAGATCTTCCCGATTTGACTAAACTTCCGGTTATGAGTTATGACGAGGCAGCCGCCTATCGGGATAACATTCTAAAACAGCGAGCAGATTCCGGTAATACCGGGTCTGCTTTTTTTGATGCCGATTCCAAGGGCTCGACCGACAATATAGATGCCATCGTGCGGGATGTGTTCGGATACGGAAAGGCGGAAACTCAAGGGGAGGTCAGAAAACCAGATTTAAGTCAGGAAGCCAAATCAAGCCGAGCGGCAAAAGCGCGCGAAACTGGCTCTATGTTTAATATCAACCCTAACGACATAGAAACGGCCGCCATACTTGCCGAACAGACCGGACGCAATATCGAATTTGTGGAGACGCTTGGCGAGGGCAGAAACGGTAAATACGACGCTGAAACCGGAACACTGTATATTGCGGCGGATAGCCCGAATCCTGTGAAGACCATCCTCAAGCACGAACTGACGCACAGTTTGGAAGGCACACAGGCATATACAGAACTGTCGAAGTTTGTTTCAGATATTCTCGTTAAGGAAACGGGGATGAGCCTTGACGAAATCATAGAAGCTAAAATCGGAATTTATGGATTGAGCGGGGAGACGCTAGATTCCAACGGTGCGTTGGCGGAATTGGTCGCGGACTATGTGGGGGATAATCTATTTACAAGTGAAAAAGCAATCCGCCAATTGTCAGCAGAAAAGCCGAGCCTTGCTAGACGAATCTTAAATTGGATTCGCTCAATGAAGACGAAGCTGTTCGGAACCAATCATGAAAAACTGATGGCCGAAGCTGAGAGGATGTATCATGATGCTTTGATGGAGCCGTTTGTAAAAGGAAGTGATTCATCATACGCTAAATATAGCATTCAACACGATGCGGACGGGAAAAGATATGTACATGTAGATACAGACCAAGAAATTTTTAACGGAAAGTCCGTCAAAGAAATGAGGGAAACTGCACGTAAATATATATTGGACGCTTTTCGTGGCAAGGTGCTTCCTGTTGGAGACGGCGATAAGGCGTTTGTAAACGGAAGATCCGCAAGCGAATATGCCAATCCGGCCAATCGGCGCATGCCAGACGAATTGAAATCAGCAAAAATGCGCGCGTCTACAGAGCTAGACAATTTACTGGCGGTGTCTGATAAAATCGGAAATGTTCCTGATGATGGACGTCATCCAGAGGCAACCGGCGGATGGGATGTATACAGAACTAACTTTGAAGTTGGCGGAGAAATGTTTTCCGGTGAAGTGAAAATAAAAGTAACGGATAAGGGGCGGCTGTTTTATGATGTCACAAAAATAGAAAGAACCGCCCGTAATCGCGATCAAACCAGATTTAATCCGGCCGCCGCATCAGGCAGTTCTTCTGACACCACTATACCACAAACGCATAACGGCGTCAATACTAGTATATCCGAAAATTCGGCGTACGATACAGGAAGATACGCCCTAAAAACAAGGGTGGAGAATTCTGACGGCGTAGAACTGACGGATGGACAGGAGCGGTATTTTGAAAAAAGCCAAGCCAGAGACGATGAAGGCCGGCTTCTGGTGGTGTACCACGCTACCGATGCGGATTTTACCGTGTTTGACAAAGCCAAACAGGGAAGCGCCAACGACCCAGGCGTATGGGGGAGCGGATTCTATTTCGATACCGACCAATCGTTTGCAGAGGAATTCGGCAGCAAATCCAAGCCGTACTATCTGAACATCACCAACCCTCTGCGGACTACTTATGACGCCGATTGTCATGTGGTGGCCGGAATATTTCGGCGGGCCGGGATTGATATCCCATTCAAAATTAAGCCGGATACCTCTCTTTTGCAGTTCATTAAGAAATTCGGCAATCGAAAATTCAGCGATACTCTACAGGCACTTGGCTATGATGGTGTGATTGTATCCGGGGAAGAATGTGTGATTTTTGAGCCGGAGCAAGCGAAATTGACCAACAACATTAATCCAAGCGGCGATCCGGATATACGGCACTCTATTGGAGTAAGTAGCGGCGATACCATAGCCGATATCAAAGCTATGGTTGAACGGTATGGCGCTATTAAACGCGGTGAAGCGCCTGCCCGTGATGTGGAAATTCCAAAGCAGACCAACGACCAAACACGAACCCGCCAATACGTTCGCACCGCCGCCGAAGCCTCTCAGGTTCCGGATAGCTTCATTAACGGCATTACTCAGGACGTGATGAACGACGTTTATGCCTATGTTCCGATTAGCAACAACGAGGCTATGGAACGGGCGGTCAGCACGGTCGAAAACATGGGGCTGGATAAGGCGATAGAGCAGTGGAACGCGGCGGTAAACGGGGAGCACATGCCCAGCAAATACGATGTGGCTTTGGGCGAATATCTGCTTACACTTGCCGGGAAAAACAACGATCCGGCCCTGGCGTCCAAGATGATTATCGAATTGTCAACGGTCGCCACTAATGCAGGGCAAGCGGTTCAGGCCATGTCCATGCTAAAGCGCATGACGCCAGAGGGTCAGCTGATGGCGCTGCAGAAGGTAGCCGACCGCATCAACAGGGAACGCCCGGACAGCAATGTTAAAATTCCGGAGACCATCATCGACAGAGTGCAGAGGGTGAACCCGCGCGACACGGAAGCCGTTGACCAGATAATGCACGACGGGCTGGTTGCCATCGCAGAGCAGGTTCCGTCTACCTGGCTGGACAAATGGAACGCATGGCGGTATCTTGCTATGCTCGGCAACCCGAGAACCCACATTCGGAATATCGCCGGGAACGCAGCTTTTGCTCCAATTGTTTACACCAAAGATTTTTTAGCGGGCGCTATAGAGGGCGTGGTGGACGCCGCCTCCAAAGCGACGGGCGGTCAGGGGATAGCCAGAACAAAAACAGCCCTTTCCGCTTTACCGTTTTCCAAAAGAAGCGAATATCTGGATTTTGTCCGCGAGGACTTTCAGAAAATGAAGGACGTGATAAACGGAGGTGGCGGCAAGAACCCAGCGGACGTTGTACGGGATAATCAGAAGGTGTTCACATCCAAGCTGATGCAGCCGGTAGAGAAGGCCGGTAAACGGAGTTCCAAACTGCTGGAAGCCGAAGACCTGGCCTTCAAAAAAATCCATTATGAACGGGCGCTTATGCAATATCTGGCGGCGAATAAAATTGACCTGAGTACCGTTACCGAGGAAACCTTGAATAGAGGCCGAAACTACGCCATTCGAGAGGCGCAGAAGGCCACCTTTGCAGATGCGTCCGCTTTTGCGTCCGCACTGAATCGCTTGTCCAGACAGCATAAAGCCGCACAGTTTCTCATCGAGGGGAATCTGCCATTTAAAAAGACCCCTGTGAACATACTGAAACGTGGCGTGGAATACAGCCCCGCTGGCATTTTGGACACGGTAACACGCAAAGCCTATCAGTTAAAGAGCGGAAAAATCAGCACCGCTGAGTTCATCGACAGTTTATCCGCCGGGCTTACTGGTACGGGCGTTATGGCTTTGGGCATGTGGCTGGCTTCAGCCGGTTTATTGTCCGGTGGACTTGGGGACGATAAGGACGACCAATTCTCAAAACTGCAAGGCGAACAGGAGTACGCGTTACAAATAGGGGATACGTCATACACAATCGATTGGGCGGCCCCCGCCGCGCTTCCTTTGTTCGTTGGCGCTGAAATCGTTGACTTATACCGGGATTCTAAAACCGGGGAAGTACCGCTTTCCAAGCTGTTGGAATCGTTGACTAACCTTTCCGAACCGATGGTGAACATGTCCATGCTGCAAGGAGTAAAAGAAGCTATAGAAAATGTGAAGTTCAGCAATCAGGAAATTCCAGACATTATCTTTAATTCCATAGCTAGCTATATGGGTCAGGGGGTTCCAACGCTGCTAGGACAGATAGCCAGAACCACAGACGATACCCGCCGCCGGAATTATGTTGAACAAGGCAGCGCTTTCCCCTCGCTTCAAATGGCATTGCAGAGAAACAAATCCAAAATCCCCGGTGCTTTGCAAACACAACAGCCATACGTGGACGCTTGGGGGCGCGAGGAGACGACCGGGAACATTGCGGAAAGAGCGTTCAGCAATTTCCTAAGCCCTGGTTATACCAGCGAAAAGCAAACGTCCTCCATGGAAAAGGAACTGGAGAGGCTATACGAAGAAACGGGAGATGCCGGTGTCTTGCCCTCTTCTGCGCAAAAAAGCATAACGAATCAAGGGGAAAAGTATGTTCTCACCGCAGAGGAATACACGGAATATCAAAGGGTAATGGGGAAGACCTCCTATGAACTATTAAGCAAGCTGACGGGTTCATCCGAGTATAAAAAGCTGACAGACGAACAGCGTACAGATGCTGTTTCGGAGGTATACAGCTATGCGAAGGATTTGGCCAAGGAGGAAATGCTGAAAAGCCGCGGGGTGAAATATGAGGCGTCATCAAAGCGCCAAAGCATGGACGTGGCGAAGAAAAACGGCGTTCCGCTCTCTATGTATCTTCTCTACAGCATTCAGGCCAAAGACCTGAAATCCGATAAAAAATCTAATGGGGATACGGTAAGCGGTTCTCTTAAGCGCAAAAAAGAGGAGATTTTAAACAACATGGGGGTGACGGCTCAGCAAAAACGGGTTCTGCTACTGCTGGATGGATATGGCAGTAAACAGCAGAGAGAACAACTACTTACTGGCACGGTTTCTTCCGGTTCCAGCTACGAAGAAACGGCAATCGACAGACTACTAAAGGGGGCGCTATCGTGACAGCTATTCGGACAATAGAATATACAGCCAGTCCAAGCGGTGTGAAGCCAATCGCACCGCAGGACGCGGGCGTCCGGGGAGAACACAAAGCCACAAACGTGGTGTTCAACCTGGACGCTTCTCTTATTAAGCCGGAATATAAATACCGGTTTGAATATGTTGACGGGTTCAGCGGGTTTGACACAACTGAGTTTGTGCAGCCAGTTGGGAGCACAGTGTCCATACTCCTCCCGGTTGAATGGACAGCCGGCGGCGGGTGTGGAACGTTGCGACTTTGCATCGTGGCCCTTGATAGCCAAAGCAACGAAGAACAGACGGTATATACATTTCCCGCAAGCCTGCTGTTTGCAGAACGCGAAACCGGTGGGGAATGTAACTACAAAAAGGGGTTGTCCGCGCTTATTGACAGCGCCGGGAAAGCCACTGACGCCGCGAACGAAGCCGCAGAAAACGCGAACGCGGCGGCGGACAGAGTGGATGAATCTGTGTCCAGCGCCAACACAGCGGCAGCCAACGCGAATCGAGCCGCTGCAAGCGCGGATGCTTCTGCGGCCACGGCGATGTCGGCAGCAGGAACAGCTACCACCGCGGCGGGGGCGGCCAATACAGCAGCCAGCCAAGCACAGGCAGCTAAAGCGGCGGCCGATACGGCGGCCAGCGGAGCAGACGCTTCGGCTGAGCAAGCGCGGACGGCGGCGGCCAACGCAAACACAGCGGCTGGAACGGCCAACACGGCCGCGTCCAACGCCAACGCCATCGCGCAGACGGTGCAGGCCAAGCTGGACGCGGGCGAGCTGAAGGGCGAAAAAGGCGACAAGGGCGACACCG